CAGGAAATCTATTCGTGAGATAAGTAAGAGCACATTTGTTAACAACTGCATCTCCCTGCATCTCTAACATTTCATAATTATTATTTGCATCAACTGAGATATCAGTAAATGCTTTTACAAATAAAGTCATATCATTAGTGTACTTGACTAAGAACTCGTCTTTTAACTTACCGTATACTCGTAAGAAATTCTTTACAAATCGTTTGAAGGGTTCTAACTTTATCGGGTTGGAAATAGCAGGAAGAGGATCGACATCCCTTTTTAATATCCTTTTTCCTTGTTTCTCGACAAACTCAGCCATATTTATTATTAATATATTAATAATTTTAAATTTCAATTTACCAATAGGGAAGTTTTCTAGCTGTTCCTGAAACTACCACATTCAAAAATCCCGTGCAGGCAGTTGTTATATCAGGAAGATTAGTATTATTCAAAGCAAGATTGCTTCCAAGAATTAAAGATGTATAATCAGTTGCTCCGAGAGTAATTGAACTAGTATTATTTGCAAGAACCAAAAGTTTTTGAGCAGGTTGAACATAGTTACTAGAATTACCAATTAGAACTTGTCCAAGCATGTTTCCAGATGGAGGAGTAACAAGGGAGCCGAGATTTACCGCATTGCTTTCAATTGCAAATTTTCCGTTATTAGATCCCGAGAAGGTACCAAACGGAGTATTAATTGTATTAAGTGAATAAGTAAAATTTGGCTGAGAAACTAAAGCCTGGTTTGAACTAAAAAGAATTCCATTTGGAGAATTTCCATATATAATAGTGTCTGTAGTATGATCTGTATTAGAGGAAGAATTTATATTGGAATTTGCAGTAAAACTAGATGCAATACTTGTAAGAACTGCACTTGAAGTAGAATCAAAGTTTCCAGGTGCAATACAACCAGAAAGATCTACTTGCAAACAATTAAGGAAGTCAGTATTTAATATACTTTGATATGCCGTGATACTAGAACCATTGAATGATCCTAAATTTAAAGTACTATTTATAACTTCAATGTTTCCTGCTCCGACGAAAGTTGTATCAGTAACAGTACTGGTTTGAATTACCAAATTAGAGCTACCGAAAATCCTGAACGAGCAAGTTCGTATCACACATTCTATTAAATTAATCTCTCCTCCACTCTGATTCATAGTAGTAGTACTTATCACACAATTAATAAATGAATACTGAGAAAGATATCCTGACATATCAATAGGGAAATTAAGCGTTATTGAACTTGTCATTATATTCTCGAAAGTAACATAAGAATCACTTTGTAAAATTATATTCCCTGTAATAACTGCATTGGAAGTTATTATTTGTGGATTAGGAACAAATGCGCCAATGATGTTACACTTAGCTGGTAAAACCAAATTATCAGAATATATACCAGGCCAAACATTGATGATAGAAGGAATAGTTTGGGTTATTGGTATAGCTTGTATTGCAGCTAAAATCGTTGGATAAGTTTGATGTGAACCTACATTATACACAAACGGTTGTGTTTTAGTTGAAGTTTGTTCAGCTGAAAGATTCGAGCTAATGATACCGGCAAATCCTCTTATGTCTTGCCTACCAGACAACTCTTCATTTTTTAACATTTTATATATACAAAGAAATAAACCTCATTGTACCAATATTCCACTTGTTGTAGGAGATACATTATTAATTATAGTCTTAATGGTTCCACATGTATTAAAATTTATTACAGCTCCGGGCAAAGTAGAAACTCCGGAAATAATTAATTGACCATTTGCAGTTGCTAATCCTCCTGTTCCGAGCATAATACAACCTGTAAAATTATTGGGATTATTATTCGTTCCGATTAGAATATTATTTCCCGCAGAAGATATTGGAATATTATTTAAAATAATTGAACTATTAGCAGCTTCAACCGTTCCCGAAAGAGATAATCCTCCTATAGTCAACTTGTTAGTAGAGTAAGAAAGATTGGAAGAAGAAAGTAAATTACTGTTTACAACAGGAACTACTTGATTTTGAATATTGGTAATAACAGTTGCTTGGGTAAAATTATTTCCTAATAAATTCACACTTCCAGAATACCAATTAGCAACAGAAGTATTAAATCCTTGTGTATTTACATTGATTATAGGTCCAGTTGAAGTATTGTTAATCATAAGATTTCTATTGCTTGGGTCAAAGTAAGAATTTACAATATTAAAATTACATGTAAACGAAGACACGGTAGTTCCAGAAAGGGCAAGCGCTGTTCCATTAATACCGCAATTTTCAAAATAATAATTCATAGTTCCTAGTGAGCTAGAATCTGTAATCAAATTTGTAAATATGTTACAAGAAGGGCAATTATAAAATTGGAAATCACAATATGGATTTATATTTGCAAAGGCAGAAGTCACATATGTATTTTGAATTATCAATTGTGTACTTGAAATAGTAGCAGTAGCAAGGTTATTAACCCCAAGTAATTGAAAAAAACTATTTTCTATAGTAATAGACTGCTGTGAAAAATTTGAACTAGATGATCCGATTACTGTGTTAGGATTAAATGTCAGAAGACAGTTATTAAAACACACATTCATATTTGTTACGAAATTTATAGTTGTTGTTAGTGTAATCCCTTCCATATAAAGAAATCCTGGAGAAGTAAAATTAACTGTAGTGTAATCAATGATAGTTTTACTATTTACATATTGTCCATATACTAAAGCATAGATATCATTCGGTACTTGGGCTACTATAAAAATATTTGGAGGGATGTTTAAAACAGTTCCCGAGTATTCTCCTGTTCCTAAAAGAATTGTATATGGATGCTCTGCAGAAGTTGAAGATGCCGCAAGTAAAGCTGCTTCCAGAGTAGAAAATTGAGCTCCGGAATCTGGATTTTGATTTACTATTAATGTGGTTCCCGGCAGAGAGGAAATTGCCGTAAAATAGTTATTGAGGACTCCAGCCATTCCCTTAACATTCTGAAACCCTCCTGCTGAAGTATTACGTACTTTCATTTTAATTGAGTTAAAGGAAATTATTTTAATTTCTTTTAAATGAACTTAATTCCTCCTAATACGACTAGCTTTGTGATGTATACTAACCTATGCATTGATATTGTAAAATTTAATAAATATCTTCCCATAGTGAAATATGAAAAGTATACTAACAAGGAGCTAAAGAACCTGGATATAAATACAAATCATTATTTGGGGTTGGGGTCAGTCGTATCTAAAAAATTCAATAATAAAAAATCCGGGGACTCTAAATGCTTTTTACACGGAGTATCAATTAAGATGCTAATAGAAAAAGATAAGTTAATAGATGTAAAGGTAGCAAAGACAGGGAATTTTCAAATGTCTGGAGTAGGGAATATATCAAGAGCCTACGCCTTTATACGCTATCTCTATGGGATATTAATAGAATTAGAAGAGTGGACCAAAGAACAGCTTTTTACTTATAAATTTGGGAACGGATTACAATGCTATATAGTTAATATCCTGACAAACATTACAACAGAAGTAAATTATAAAATAAATATTAAAAAATTGAGTGAATATATAAACGAAAAGACAGAATTCCGAACGACTACGGATCGAAGTGTCTCGAGTGCCAACACAGTAAACATTAAAAAAGAAAAGAAATTTTATTTCCATAAAATCCCTACCCAAATGATAGATCCAGAAGGAAATGAAACTATGGGTGAGATCGAATACGAAGAATTTAGAAAACTATTCCCTAATACGTCCAAGAAGAAGAAAATGCATACATTCACAGCTTTTGCGACTGGGAAGATAAACTTTTCTTCAGCCGGAGATGAAAGAGAGAAAATATTTGACGAATTCATGAATATTCTTAAGAACAGAAAACTTTTTGAATTAAAACCCGAGAGCGAGAAGGAAGAATTTATTGACTCTTCTTTCTTGGACTAACAAAAATAAATTTTTAATTTTTATTAAAAATAATATTTAATTTAATGGTCTTGGAGTGAAAATAAGACTGAGAATTTTTCCTATATAAAAAGGGATGGATACCCACCCAGACTTTAGGTTTTTTAGAGTTTTTTTCGAGTGGACCCAGAGACTGGAAAAAATGGATTTTTGGAAGTTTTCAATTTTAATTTTAGATTAAAATAAATATTATTTTTAATAGTCTTCAAGTAATCACAAGACTAAGAAATTTTTCCTTATCAAACAGGGATGGATACCTACACAGACTTTATGTTTTTTGAACTTTTTCTCGAGCAATCATAAAGACTGGAAAAAATGGATTTTTGGAAGTTTTCAATTTTAATTTTTGATTAAAATAAATATTTAATTTAATAATCTCCAAGTAATCACAAGACTATGGTGTTTCGTTGTGTAATCCCGTAAATATTAATCTTCTTGAGAAAAAGATAGTTTAGGATAACTTATTAAATCATCTATTGACTCGCTTGAAGACAAAGTCCTTGAACAATATAAGAGTGTTTTATTTCGATTTATTCTTCTTATACACCAGAAAGAATATTAATTGATTTTAATAATTTATCTGTATTTAAAATAAAAATGTTACATTCTTATTTAATAAATGATATAAAAAGTCTTTCAAAAGAAATTAAAGTGAAAGAAAAAGTAAATTGGAGATATTTATCAGGAAATCCTGCAGCTGTGTATTTACTTGAGAAAAATCAAGATAAAATAGATTGGGATAATTTATGTAGAAATCCTGCAGCTATGTTTTTACTTGAGAAAAATCCAGATAAAATAGATTGGAATTTGTTATCATATAATCCCACAGCATTGCCTCTGCTTGAGAAAAATCAAAATCTGATTCATTGGAAATTGTTATCTAAAAATCCTGCTGCTGTGTATTTGCTCGAGAAAAATCTGGATAAAATAAAATGGTTTAGTTTGTCTCAAAATCCTGCAGCTATACATCTGCTTGAGAAAAATCCAGATAAAATAAATTGGTGGCACATAGTTGATAATCCCGCTGCTGGATATTTGTTTGAGAAAAATTTAGATATAATAGATTGGGATTGGGTATCTAAAAATCCTTCTGCTGTATATTTGCTCGAGAAAAATCTGGATAAAATAGATCGGTTTATGTTATCTCAAAATCCTGCAGCTTTATACTTGCTTGAGAAAAATCCAGATAAAATAGAATGGGTTAGTTTATCTCGGAATCCTGCAGCTTTAGAGTTACTTGAGAAAAATCCAGATAAAGTAAATTATCCCAATTTATCTCTAAATTCTTCAGCTTTACATTTACTCGAAGAAGAATATTAAACGAATTTAAATAATTATTTTTATACAAAATAAAAATGTTACACTTAGAATTAATAAATGATATAAAAAGTCTTTCAAAAGAAATTAGACTAAATAAAAAAGCAAAATGGCTTAATTTATCTTGTAATCATGTAGCTATGCACCTGCTTGAGAAAAATCAAGATAAAATAGATTGGGATAATTTATCTAGAAATCCCGCAGCTTTGTATTTACTTGAGAAAAACCAAGATAAAATAAATTGGCTATGGTTATCTATGAATTCTTCAGCTATACACCTGCTTGAGAAGAATCAAAATGAATTAGATTGGGAATTTTTATCTTGTAACCTTTCTGCTATTAGTTTACTTGAGAAGAATCAAAATGAATTAGACTGGAAGAAATTATCTCTTAACCCTGCAGCTTTATGTTTGCTCGAGAAAAATATAGAAAAAATAGATTGGAGAGTGTTATCTAAAAATCCTGCAGCTTTATGTCTGCTCGAGAAAAATATAGAAAAAATAAATTGGATAATACTATCAAGTAATCCCTCAGCTATACACCTGCTTGAGAAAAATTTAAATAGAATAAATTGGGAATATTTATCTAATAATCCTGCTGCATTACATTTACTTGAGAAAAATTTAGATAAAATAGATTGGTTAGGTTTATCTTCGAATCCCGCAGCAATTGAGTTACTTGAGAAAAATATTGATAGAATATATTGGGAAGCTTTATCTTGTAATCCTGCTGCCTTATTTCTGCTTGAGAAAAATTTAGATAAAATAGATTGGGGATGGTTATCACAAAATCGTTGGGCTATTCATCTACTTGAAGAATAACTTTTAAAATTTTTAATTAAAATTAAAAATAATATTTAATTTAATAGTCTCCAAGTAATCACAAGACTAAGAATTTTTCCCTATTAAAAACGGCTGGATAACCACCCAGACTTTATGTTTTTTGGAGTTTTTACCGAGTGAGAACAAAGACTGGAAAAAATGGATTTTTCAAAGTTTTCAATTTTAATTTTTAATTAAAATAAATATTATTTTTAATACCCCCAGAGTAAAACAAAGACTAAGAATTTTTCCCTATTAAAAACGGCTGGATACCCACCCAGACTTTAGGTTTTTCTAACTTTTTCTCGAGTGGAAGCTTAGACTGGAAAAAATGGATTTTGGAAGTTTTCAATTTTAATTTTTGAATAAAATAAATATTATTTTTAATACTTTCCTAGTAAAAACAAGACTAAGAATTTTTAATACAAAAACTGATTAATATTTTTTAAAATAAATGTATTTTAAAAATGGAAGAAGACAAAAAATTGGGTATGTTATTTGGATTGGCAATGGGAGACGCTCTCGGAGTGCCACATGAATTTTATAGATCTAAATTTATAGATCAATCTGGAGAAGAAGGGAAATTCGAATATTCAGGTTACATTAACACTAAATTTGACTTGCACGTCAGATTCCAATTTACCACTACTGTTATTCCTGCAGGAAGTGTTTCTGATGATACTGAAATGACACTTGCTTTAGTAAAGTGTCTCAAAGAAAATGATTATGTTTACGACGAGGACAAAGTAGCTCTTGCTTATATGAAATGGGCTAATCAATGTAAGATGTGTGGAAGGAATACTAGACAATTATTCAAAGGAGTAAAGACTCTCAAAGGATATAAAAATAGATACGAAAAGCTTGAACTTGTTAGTCAAAGCAATGGTTCTTTGATGAGAGCTGCAGGATTAATTTTTGCTGACAAATGGCAGAAAGACTATAAATTAAGTAATCCAAATGAAGTAAATAAAGATGCTAATAAAGTATTTATAAAATTACTAAAAAAGATATTAAAAAATAGACACAAGGATTATCTAAAAGAATATGTGTTAACTTTGCCTGAAACTGAAATTATTAAACAATCTGTATTAGATTCACTTAGTGAAACAGAAAGAGATATCTCAGGTAAGAGTAAAGGATGGGTTGCTCATTGTCTGTATATTGCATTAAAAGCTTTTTGGAACTTTGAGTTTATAGAAGATGCATTTGAATTTATTATTACTAAGCCTAATACAGACTCTGATACAAATGCTGCAGTGTGCGGAGCTTTATTCGGATGTTACCTGGGATATTCTGAATTATTAAAAGGAGAAAAAACGAAATTTAATATTGATTTTTTGAATACTAAAACAGGTTATTATGATAAAATTATTTTATAATAAAATAATTAAAATATTTAATTTTTCAAACTACTTAACAAATTTTTAAATTGTACTGAATAAAGCGGGTTCTCTCCGGAAAATCCTCCTCTAATTGTCTCGAGTGGTTGACGTCTTGAAGGATTATTAATCATAGAATTGAGAGTCATATAATTAGGAATTTCATATCTGTAGTTATTTACATCTCGAGTTGGAATAGTTGCACCTTGATAAGTGTAACCGCTAAGGGTAACTGTTGGCATGGGAAGCTCTGAACCTCCATACGAATTTGTTGCTCTGTTAAACGACATTTATTAAAACAAAATTAAATTAAAATAAATATAAATGAGTATTGTTTTGAAGCTAGACTCGATAGATCCAGAAATTAGAAAGAAGCTGGCTGAAACATTAAAAGTTCAGCCTAAAGATCTTACTCCTCAGAGTATGAAAAAATTCTGGACTAAGCCTCCGCCTGCATTTAATATGTATTCAATCAGAAATGATATGATTCATATTCCTTTTCACTCGGGGATTTGTCTTTTTGATTTTCAAAGCGATGATCATTATTCTGATATTACTTGTGAATTCTCTTGGGAACTGTTTCCGAGACAAAAACATGTATTGAGAGAAGTACAAACTTTACTATATAATTACAGATCTTGTATTCTTTCCTTTCACACTGGTTGGGGTAAGACTTTATTTGGAATTTATTTGATTTGCCTTCTTAAGACAAAGACTATAATTTACTGTCCAAGAATAGTATTAATGGAACAGTGGAAGACAAGTATTAATAATGCTTGTTATTGTATTAACAATTGGTCAGATGGAAGTGTTACTAAAGATAAACCTGTAATTCAGATTTTGTCTACGAGTAAACCTGTAAACCCTGATGCTGATATTTACCTAATGAATCCTACTAATGCATCTAAAATTAAAATACCAAAGGATATAGGATTACTTATTGTAGACGAAGGTCATATGATGTGTACTGAAGCTATTAGTAAATCTTTTTTCGAAGTACAGCCTAAGTATGCAATTTGTCTTACTGCTACGCCCGAGCGTTCAGATGAAAGAGATAAGGTATTAGAATTAGTATTTGGACCTCATATAGTAAGAAAGCCACTTTGGGCATTATTTAATGTGTATAAAATTAATACTGGAATACAACTTGTTTTAAGCAAGGACATTTATACTGATAAAATTATTTGGGGCAAAGTATTAAGACAACAAGCTCTTTCAAAGGACCGTTGCGAATTAATTTGTAATATTGTAAGATACTTCAAGACTAGAAATATTCTAGTCTGTTGTAAACTAAAATCTCATGCCTTGTTATTAAATACTGTACTTAAAAATTACAACATAGATTCTGATGTATTCTTAGGCTCGAAAAAATATATTAATTATGAATGTAAAGTCCTTATTGTAACTTATTCCAAAGGGGGTGTAGGTATGGACTGTCCTAAAATGGATACCTTAATCGTTGCTGCAGATGCAGAAGAAAATTGGATCCAATATCTTGGGCGTATATTTAGAGTAGAATACCATATTCCTATGGTATTTGATTTGGTAGACTCCTTGATTATAAAAGAAACTGAATTGAATAAAGAAACTCGAGAATACGAAGAGACTGGAAATTCCAAAAAGGGAGCTACATTAGATAAACATTTTAATTCCAGAAAGAAAATTTATACCGAGAGTGGAGGTTATGTGAAAGATTTTAATTATTCATTCCCAGGGTTTAAAAATTTTACTAAGTGTTTTGGTACTAAGATTAATAATTTTGAGGATTTGATCCCCGAAGTAGACGAAGAATCGGAATCGGAGTAACCTTTGGTCTCAGAGTCCTACCTTGGCGAATTGCTCGGCAAGTTCTTCTTCATCTGCTCCTAGCACATGACCAATCTTTCTTCCTTTTTTATAAATGAAGACTTGTGGAAAAGAATATACTTTATATTCTTCGAATAGCTCTCGAGAAGTATCGAGATTTACTATAACTAGAACAACATCATTTTTATTTTTTCGTTTACAGGTTTCTCTATGCTTATTAAAATACTTTAACATTGTTTGACAATGAGGACAGCTTGGAGAATAGAAAAAGACAAAAGCTGTTTTATCTCCTGTAATCAAAGCTCGGAGTTTTTGACTTTTATTTCCAGTCACAAGTGAAGAATCTAGGTTACAAGAACTCATTTTATTTTCTTTTATAAAAGAAAAATGAATAAGAATCTCTGGATTACAGTATTGTTCTACGTTGTTATTATTTTGGCATGTGCTGCAGCTGCCAAGAAGTCAATGCCTGAAAAGGAGCATAATGCAGCAATGGGAGCAGCAGTCGGTGTCGTTATTTGCTTGGTCCTTTACTTTTGGAAAGGTAAGGCGTATATTGAAAAGGGAAAGTCTAGTGACTCCAAGACCACTATGAGACGATAAAGTTATAAAATATAAAAATTTTATAAAGTTTTAAGGTAAGCAATGACATCCTTGTGTAAAGGCATGAACAAAAGTTCTGAGTAACAAAACCATCGACATCCAGAGTTAGGGCCAATGTCTTGATTTACTTTGTAATAAAAAGTATCTCGATCGGCAAATGCTCCCTGTGAATTAATATGAATAGGTTTTCCCAATGTTTTACTCACAGTGATAATAGAATCTTCCTCTTTATCTATTTTACGAGCATGAGGGAAACACCATTCATTATTAATTAACTTGAGACAAATACATGTAGCAGTATTAATTGCGCCATATTTAATCAAGTCAACGTTTAATTTATCAGCCATATCTCTTGCTTCCTCAGGAATTTCGATATTATTTAAACTTAGTTTATTCAAATTAAAATCTTCTTCAGGATAAATCAAAAAAGGTTTTAAGTTCTTTCGAATTTTAGGTTCCTTTGAATGTATCAACTTACAATTCATATTTTTACAGTCTCTGTCCTTACAGAAATTGTAAACAGGAACTAATTCATGCTCGTTGTGAGCAAATGCACAATATTTTCGTTTACATTCAGGATTAATACACAAAGTAGTTCGTTCTCTGTGTTTAGTTTCTAATTCTTTTTGATTATGAGAGTAAGGACAAGAATAAACATCTTTACAATCAACATCAGGACAGAGACTAGAACGTTGAAAAAGGTTCCACATCTGTTCTTCTCCAGAATGAGCAAAAGGGCACCAATTACCTTTAGGGCAATGGGGGTAACGTGAACACCAAATATTATAATGTAGTGTAGACATAGCAGTATCAAACATTTAATTATATTAAATGTAAAAGTCAGTTAATTTTTATGTAAAGTTTTAAGATATTCGTGTACGTGCGGATGCAAAGGAATATTCATAAGCTCAGTATAAGAAAACCAACGAGTAGGAGTCGGATTAACAACATCCATGTTAGTCATAAAATAAAGAGTATTTGAACACACAATTTCTTTCGAGCCAAAAGGCACAGCATTACCAAATGAACGACTTGCAGTAATAAGATCAGACTCATTATCAGATCGTTTAATAGAAGGAAAACACCAAATACCATCAATATTTTGTAAGCTAATACACAATGCAGTATTAATTACTCCGCATGAAGTATATTTAATTGGTTCAATGTTAAAATCAAACGAAAAGTTCTTAAACTTATGTTCTAAGCCAAAAGATGAAGGGATTTCCTTGACAGGTTCCTCTTTTACTTCAGGGTGAACAATTTTTCCAAAGCCAAGAACAATTTCTTCATCGACAATTTCAACGATTGATTTCTTAGGTTCGGCAACCTTCACTTCAACCTTCTTCGATTCTTCAACCTTTTTTGGTTCCGAAACCTTTGTTTCAACCTTCTTCGATTCTTCAACCTTGACTTCTTCAACCCGAGGTTCAGGTTCTTTAGGATGAATACGTTCACAATCTTTGTAGGTACAACGATCTCCATAAAAGCAAAAGTTGTACTTAGGTACGACTTCGCTTTCAGTATGAGCAAATGTACAATAAGACTTATCACATTTCTTTCCTTTGTTGCAAAGCTTAATCTTCTCATTGGATTTGGACTTAATTTCCTCACTATCATGAGAATAAGGACAATTCTTTTTATCAGGACACTCTTTGTCAGGACAAAAAGAAGTACGCTGAAAAAGGTTCCACATTTGTTCCTCTTTCGAGTGAGCAAACTTACAATTAATTCCAAAAGGACACTTAGGTAATTGTGAGCACAAAATATTATGTTGAAGAGTAGACATTTTTTCTAATCAGTGTCTATTACGCTTGGAAATAATAAATCAATTAAATTAATAAAATATTTTATTAATTAAAGTTGTTTTCTCTCTTACGCACAAGATATTCATAAACATCCCTGTGCAATGGAAGAGTAATGGCTTCATCATATGAAAACCATTGACACTTTTGTACATTATTAGAACTAGTCTTAAAATATACAGTATCATCAAACTTAAATTTTTTAGAACTAATTGGAACAGAAATTCCAACAGTCTTACCTGCAGTAATAAAATCAGGTTCGTACTTATTAGTCTTAACCCCAGAAGGAAAATGCCATAAATTTTTAATCTTCGTTAAACTAATACATTGAGCAGTGTTGATAACACCATATTTGGAGCTATCTGCTTTACGTTTTTTAGTAATAGGAATATCAAAATCAATATCATCAGTCTCGATCTTAAGGTTCTTAGGAAATGGTTTAAAAAAAGTCTTTTTTCCAGAAGAAGGAACTTTCTCTTCTTGTGAAGAAGGAACCTTTTCCTCAGAGACTTTCTCTTCTTGTAAAGAAGGAGTTTTCTCTTCAAAGACTTTCTCTTCTTGTAAAGAAACAGGATTAATTTCCAAAACAGGATTAATTTCCAAAACAGGAACTTTCTCTTCTTCTAAGGAAACAGGATTCGTTTCTTCTAAAACAGGAACATCCATTTCTAAAACAAAAATAGTTTCCGGAATAGGAATTTCAGTCAAAGCTTTTTCTTGACAAGGAGAATTATTTCCAGTATTCACTTCAATTTTTACTTCTTTGCAAGGAGAATTGTTTCCAGATGAAGACTCTTTTAATGTCTTGCTAAGAACAATTTTCTTTACTTCCTTTCGAGGAGAAGGCTTATTAATATGAATAAATTTACAATTCTCAGTAACGCACTTAGACTGAAACTTACAAATCCGATTCACATCAACAAGTTCTTTTTCGTTGTGAGCAAAGGTACAATATTTATTGTTACATGGTTTTATATTGTTACACATTTTGGTTCGCTCATAAGGGCGAGTAAGAGTTTCCTCAATCGTATGAGAATAAGGGCAATATTCAGAACGACATTTGTTTTCTTTAGAGCAAAGCAAAGATCGTTGATAAATATTCCACATTTGTTCCTCTTTCGAGTGAGCATATCTGCAGTTAATGCCGTATTGGCACTCAGGAAACTTATCACACAAAATGTTATGATAACGGGACATCTTTTAATCACTGTGTAATTTATTTTTTGATTGTTAAGTCAATTAATATATTTTTATTATCTAAAATGAGCGAGGTATACTTTCTCAGTGCAGCTCTTGCAGCTAGTGCATATGTTCTTTTGACAGAAAAATCATCTTCTTCAAGTCAACAAGAAGAAATACAAAAAAATGGAGTATTTGTCCTTGCTCCGGATCAAACTTTGATTTATAAAACAACGGATAACAAGATCTACAATGCTGGACCATGTTCTAATTGTGTTAGTGCATGTGCAGGAGCATTAGAATTACAAGATGTCTACAGAGCAGATTATATTAACGGAGGATATGTTCCTGTATTAGTTAGCTCTGCTCAAGATCTTGCAAAATCCTATTTAGATTCTGCCGTTGGAGAATTAACTCAGGAACAATGTCTTAGTGTCATTTCTACTACAAATGATCCTGCTGCAGATATGATTAATGAAAAAACAGAAGAATTGATATCTCAAAGCACTACAAGTTCTTTTATTAGTATTTTTGGTTTCATAAAAGAAAACAAAGAGGAAATTTTAAATCTTGCAGAACAGTTTGGGGTACAGACTGTTCTTTCGAAAGTAATCGGAGAATATGCATTAGTAGTTATGTGTCTACCTGCATTGCTGAGTGGAGATGGAAATCTTCAATATGCAGCAGGAGTTCAATTGGGAGTATTTGGAGGACATAGTTTTATTTACGAAACTTTACCCAGAGTACTTGAGTCTGTAACAGAAAATGCTACAGTAGAAGCAGGAGCAGCAGAATTCGATGTCGCAATAGAAATCTCAACGGAGATAACAACAAAAATGGTAACAGAAGCTACAGCAGAGGCATTATCTAGTATTATCGAGTTTACTGCATTAGCAATGGATCCATTATTTGATTTGGTTGCATTTATGGCCTTAGTTGGAATTGTCTTCGATTTAATAGATCCCTGTGGACTGAAGAATACATTAACTCCAGAAATGTTAGCTGAAATTTCTGCAGGGTTCGACAATGCTTGGTTTAATAATTTAATGAACAACGTTGGTATGATTCCTGTAGAATGGCATGCTGAATATGTAAAACAATTTAATATAGTTTGCAGTCAAGACGATCAAGTTTGTAATGACAACTTTAATAAAGCCTCAGTCGGGTTAAGTAAGACATATCAAGATTCTCTTACAGTAAATTCGTTAGGACAATCTATAAAGAAATTATCTTCTGCTGAGTTTGATGCTCAGTGTTCTGAAATATTAGGAATTCCTGTAAAGTTAGATACAGGAAAAGGATTAAGTATTTCAAGTTTCAAAAAGACTATGGACTATGTTACACTTGAGTTAGCAAATGGAAATGAGATCGTAGCTGACTTCCTTGAAGAATATTGGTATATAGCCTTGTTGTTAGCAGGAGCTTTAGTTTGGATTGCATTAAAAATAAAATAAATATTATTTTTAATAGTCTCCGAGTAGAAAAGAGATTAGAAATTTTTCCCTAATAAACAGGGATGGATACCTACACAGACTTTAGGTTTTTTAGGGTTTTTTCCGAGTCAAAGGTAAGACTGAGAAAAATAGATTTTTAGAAGTTTTCAATTTTTAATTTAGATTAAAAATAATATTTAATTTAATAGTCTCCGAGTGAAAAAGAGACTGTAAAGTTTTCCCTAACAAAAAGGGATGGATACCTACACAGACTTTAAGTTTTTTAGAGTTTTTCCCGAGTGAAAGGTAAGACTATAAAACTACATTTTTCAAAGTTTTCAATTTTTGATTTTAATTAAAAATAATATTATTTTTAATAGTCTCCGAGTGGATTTTAGACTAATAATTTTTCCC